ATGCTATCCAGCTGATTAAAAAGTACAATTGTCACGACTGTCTCATATACGCGGATCCTCCATATCTTCTCAGCACTCGGAGACAAAGGTATTATAATGTTGAAATGGAGACGATAGAACAACATGAAGTAATGCTTAAAACATTGGCAGAGCATTCCGGACCGGTGGTGTTGAGCGGATACGATTCAGAGCTATACAATGATTACTTGGCTGGTTGGGCCAAATATGAGTTTGACACTCAAGCAGAGCAAGGGAAGAAACGAAAGGAAATTGTATGGGTAAACAGACCGGATGGCCAATTGAGCTTTTTCTGGTAATTGCTCAACAAAATTGACATTTAAAGGAGAAAGAGTAATGGGAAGAATGTATGGAACATGTTCAGAGTGCGCAAACCGGCAGCAGGGTAAAAGATATTGGGGGAACCACTTCGGCCCAGGCTGCACCGCCGAACTGGACGGAGTACATCCGTTAGGGTGGGGACACCAGGAGGAAGACGAAGAGCCGGAGAGGAACGAACGCGGAATGATAGTGTGCAAACCTTGTTATTATTTCAGAGCGGTGGAGCAGGAATAAAGGAGGGGTTGCAACGAGTAAATCAGAGTACATACAAGTGGCAGAGCAGCGGCGCCGACGGGCATCCGTCCAGGACTACATCCTGAAGGGGCCACGGCCGGAGACCTGGTCGGCGGTGATGCCGGCGTATTGCTATACGGTGCTGTGCCCGGTGCCAGAGAGGAGAGGCAATGAAACATAACAGAACTAAAACGGAGCTGGCCCTAATGGGAGCGATTTTTAAAGAGGACATAGACAAGTGCGGGAAACGGACCAAGATAGGCGATGCGTTTACTGTAGCGGGAACAGCCTGGAAAAATGAGCAGGGAAACGGCGTAAGGCCAATGATGCGTGGCCGGGTGACAGCAAAATATCCCCATCTTGTGACACTTGACTGCGGGACATCCATTACATATGTGCAGATTATCCAATACCGGCGCAAGCGTGGCCGAAATAAATTTGTGGATTAAGGAGGAGGCGCCAGTGGAGATTAAGATAACCAGGAAGCTGCTAGATGATTACCGGCGCCTAAAGCGGGAGATTCCTCTCCTGGAGCTGGAGCTGATCGAGATGCTGCAGGGGGATAATGGTTTTGACAACAGTACGATATTTGATTATCGGACCGGAGAAGCACGACCGCAAAGTGTAGTAGGATTTGATTGGGAACTGAGAGAGCGACGCGAGAAGGTGTTGGATGGGAAAAAGGACAAGGTCAAGGCGGTCGAAAAATGGATTGAGGCCATAGAGGACGGGCAGACACGGTGTGTGTTTAAGATGTTTTATATAAATGGGATGACATGGGAGCGGATAGCGGTAAAGACAGGATATAGCAACAGCCCAGAGTATCCGCGGCTCCATATTAGAGATGACTATTTAAAAAAGTGCGAAATTAAGTAAAAGGTCGTTTAAGTCGGAAAGGTCGTTGTAGAATACAATAGAAGCCAAAGGCCTTAAAGCCAGCGGCTCCCCTCCCCTTGTCAGCCGCTAGTGTGTAACAGCCTGGCGGCCGATTAGCCGATATCACGTAATCCATCATAAGCCAGGCCCTATCAACGGGTAATGCCGCAGGGTACGCGAGTCGGCACTATATGTAAAATGCGAATGTAAGGTGAACCCACCGCAGGGAGAACCGGTGAAAGAAATCCTCTCCGCTGCCAGCCGGCGAGGCAGGCAGTGATAAGTATATAGCAAGGCCGACTAAAGTACGGTGAAGCGCAAGCTGGAAACAGTGGCCGAGCGAAGGAACATGGGAGACGTCCCTGGGCGGAGTTGCGAGGGGCTGATGATGCCAATGCGGACTGGTCAAAAAGTTACCCTTAATTGACCTTACCAAAAACAATACAGGGCTATGCCGGGAAACCGGCACATGTGGAGCATCCCACCAACGGCAGGTGGACAGGGTCGCGCCCTGGGTTCCGGTTCGATTCCGGATGCGCCGCTTGCGAGAATAAGTATAACCAGTTGAATAGTGGGAACACTCCCCTTTGGAAAGGCACCTGTCGTGAGATGGGTGCTTTTCTTCTACTGGAATTTGTGGTAGGATGAAAGAATTGGAGGGAGCAAATAGCTTGAAACTACCAAAAATATAGGAAAGTGCAATAAGGCGCAGAAAGATGCTGAAAAAAGCAGAAAACCGTAAAAAATACGAATAAAAGTACTCACAACCTATTGATTTCCGCATAAATTACGTTATAATAAAAATACATATAGTTACGCATAGTTACACGTAAGCGGGAAAAACTATATAACAAAACAAAGGCTGTGCCAACAATCTGGGAGGTGATATGTATGGCAACGAGCAGCATCTTAAAAGATGTAACAATCAAAGAGCGACAACGTGCACATACATTCGTAAAGGCATTAAATGAAGCAGAAAACACGAGATTTGAGCATGTTACAATGAGCAGAAAGTGTTCAGAAATAAAAGGAGATAAAATCAAAGAGTTCTTTGGTAAACGTTAAAATGGCAGAATTCGTTCAGATTAAATTAGATGATATGCTAAATCAATTAGGAGAGAATGAGGTGAAATCAATTCTCTCCTGTTTTATGTGTGATGATAATTTTGATGTACAGGATTTTATTCGAAATAAGGCGATTGAGTTTTCGCGACAGGGCTTGGCGAAGACAACCCTGGTATACTGGAAATCTGATGATGGAGAGGAAAAGTACCTCATAGGTTATTATGCTATTGCACCCAAATTTATACGTGTTTCACGTGATGCCGTTAGTAAAACGATGGCAAAGAAATTAAATAATCATGGAAGCTATGACGTTAACACAAGGGAGTATATAGTGCCAGCTCCATTAATTGCACAGTTAAGCAAGAATTATTCGGAAGGTAACGATACCTTGATTTATGGATGTGAACTGCTTCAGATGGCTGTAGACAAAATAAAGGAGATTCAAAACGAAATAGGCGGCCGTTTTATATTCTTGGAATCGGAAGACAGGGAAAAGCTTATTAATTTTTATAAAAACAATGGCTTTACCGCATTTGAAAAACGAAAAAAAGACAAAAATGAGACCAGCACCGAATATCTTATCCGCTGGTTGCGATATTTAAAATGAATTACATATGTCTACTGATAGTACAAGAGCCACCCACCCGTGGCTCTTTTTCTATACCCAAAACAAGGAGGTGGGTCTGCTGGTAAAGAAGGCAGGCTGAAATCGAAAGGCTTGGGAGCGGGGAGACTGGCCGCAGATCGCCTAAGGTACTACCAAGGGGGGAGGCCCTACGCGGGTACGAGGAACGCGCGGTCTTTTTCTCTTTCAGAACAAATTTTTCAGGGTACTTCCTTCCTCTTTTGGAGGTGCTGGAATGGAGGTGACAGAGGGTGATAGTGAACCAAAAGGAGCTGGCCCAGTGTCTTGGCATCAGCTCCCGAAGAGTCCGGCAGTTAAGGGAAGAGGGCCTTTTTAAGTTGAGCCAGGAAGGCCGTGGGTATGGCCTGGAAAAAAGCATTCAGGAGTACATTGAATATAAGGTGAATGCGGAAACGGGGCGCCGGGCATCTATCTCGAAAGAGGAAGTGCAGGCGGAACATGAAGAAGTGAAGAAACAAATCTCACTTTTGAAGCTTAGAAAGCTGCGGAGAGAACTCCATGAGGCAGCCGATGTCGAAGCATTCCTATCCGATATGTTGATTCGCTTTAAAAATCGGCTGTTGTCTCTGCCATCAAAACTTGCGATGCAGGTTATGGGAGAGGAGGATATCAATGCAGTAATTCTGATTATAAAGCGGGAACTAAATTTGGTTTTGGAAGAGTTGTCCGCCTATGACCCGGATGAGATTGACGGCCAGCAGGATGACACTGATGAAGCGTTGGACGAATATGAGGAGGATGAGGAGATGGATGGATGACACAAAGAAACAGGAACCGGAAGAAAACAAGAGCGCTGTTTCGTCGTGTCCTGGCAAAGGCCTTATCTGTTCAGGAAGAGCTGAAGGTGAGTGAATGGGCGGAACGCTACCGGGTGTTGGATGAGAGCAGCAATCTGTCCGGAAAGTGGTCTAATTCGGTCACCCCGTATCTGATTGGAATTATGGATGCTTTCAGCAGTCCGAATATCCGGGAAATTTATCTGTGTAAAGGGTCTCAGCTTGGAGGAACAGAAGCGCTGATTAATATGCTTGGCTATCTTATTACGGAGGAGCCGGGTCCTACCATGATTGTTTACCCCTCTGATGACCTGGCAAAAGATATTTCAAATGACAAGTTAAAACCGGCTTTTCGTCTTATTCCTCAAATTAAAAAGCTTTTTTACGAAAATAGCTCGAAGGAATTAAGATTAAAATTCAAGACTATGACAATTTATCTGCGAGGTGCAGGTTCTCCATCGAAACTGGCATCCAAAGCAATCAAATACCTGTTTTTTGATGAGATTGACAAGATGGGTGGCGCCACCAAAAAGGAGGCTTCTCCCTACAGTCTGGCAATGGAGCGAATCAAGACCTTTAAGTCTCAGAGCAAGGTTTACGCCTGTTCTACACCAACTCTGAAAACCAACTATATCTGGCAGTTTCATGATAATGCAGATGAGGTGCGGGAATATTTTGTTCCCTGCCCTCATTGTGGAGAAATGATAAGATTAGAATTTGCCCAAATTAAATTTTGCGAAGATCCAGATAAAGAGATGTCCCCCTATGAACGGGCACGGACATCTCTTTATATTTGTCCGGAATGCGGATGCGAAATTTTAGATAAAGACAAACCAAAGATGCTGAGGGAAGGTGAATGGAAAGCAGTAAAAAAAAGAGGCGTCGGGGAACCAAAAACAGTAGGATTTCGCATCAATTCTTTATACAGTATTTTCGTCACATGGGCAGAAGCGGCGGAGGAGTTTTTGAAAGCGAAAGACGATCCGGAAATGCTTCAGAACTTTGCTAACAGCTGGCTGGCAGAACCGTGGGAAGACACAAAGTTAAAGACATCGGCAGAACTGGTAATGGAACGCCAGACTGAGTATGGAGAACTAGAGGTGCCTGATTGGGCGGTTGAACTGACCGGAGGGGTTGATGTTCAGGAGGCAAGTGTTTATTGGGTTATTAGAGCTTGGGGAGAACACTGGACCAGCCAGCTGATTGCCAGGGGGCAGGAAACCAATCTCTGGAAGACGGATGAAATCATGAATCTTAATTATGCGAAGAGGGATGGCTCGAAACTGACGCCGTCCCTTGTTTTGGTCGATTCCGGCGACCAGACGGACACGGTTTATGATTTTTGTGCGGATACCTCGGACTACACGCTGCCGGCGAAGGGCGCAAGCAGGAAACTGGAAACGGACTATAAATACAGTGTGATTAATAAAGCCGGCTCCAAAGCCTGCGGTATCAACCTGGTCATTATCGACACGGCAAAATATAAGGACCGTATCGCCGCCAGAATGAGGCGTGAAAATGGAGCCGGCTCCTGGATGGTCTTCTCCGGGATTGACGGGGAGTATGCGGGCCAGGTAACGGCAGAACATAAAATCAGTGAGCGCCAGGCAAATGGAGCCGCTGTGCAGAAGTGGGTAAAAAAGAGCAGTCACGGCGACAACCATTACCTGGATGCAGAGGTGTATGCAATGGCTGCAGCAGATATCCGGGGAGCCAGGGGCTGGCATCTGGAGCGGTATGAGCCGCCGGCCAAGCAGCCGGAAGCGCCCTGCTCGGAAGAACAATGGATACAAGCGAATGAATTAGAAGGGTGGTTATAGGATGGCAGATAATGCAATGGGTGCTTTCGACAGTCCCGTAGAGCAGCTTCAGACACTAAACGAAGCAATTTACAAAATTATGGTCGGAGGACAGAGTTACAAAATAGGAACCCGTTCCCTGACCAGAGCCGACCTGGGAACCTTGATTGCGGAACGGAACCGGCTGGAAGCACAGATGGAGGGCAGCGGGACGACCCTGATATCCGGTGCCTATGCGGCAGACTTTGGACCGGATAACAGGAGGTAGGACAATGAAACTGAATGTAATAGACCGGGTGATTGGAGCGGTCAGCCCGAAGGCAGGAGCAGAACGGGCCGCTTGGCGTAGCCAGTATGAAGCGTATCGAGGAAATTATGATGCCAGCGACACGGGACGCCTTCAAAGCCAATGGAATACGCAGAATCTTTCGGCTGAGATGACAGACCGATACGAGAGAGATACGGTCAGAGCCAGAGCGAGAGATTTAGAGCGGAATTCTGATGTTATGAACTCGGTTCTTCGGGCCTTCAAACGAAATGTTATCGGGGGCGGTCTACAGGTACGGATTACGACAGGAGAGCCGGAACTGGATCGTGAGTTGGAACATATGTGGAACCAGTGGTGCAAACGGGCCAATTGCGATGTGACGGGGCAACAATCGTTCTCTCAAATTGTCAGGATGTGCGTGCAAAGAAAAGTCGCAGACGGGGGAGTACTGGTAGTGAAACGGTACACAAGTCAGGGGGTATTGCCGTTTCAGATACAGGTGCTGGAAGTGGATGAACTGGACACCACTCAGATTCAGCCTAAGAAGCAGGGGAATAAGGTTGCGGGAGGAATTGAATACAACCGATGGAACCGACCGGAAGGTTATTGGATACGGCAATATTCAGTAGATGGATATACATTGATGAAGCCGGTATATCTGGAAGCGAACGATGTAATTTTTTATTACTCCAGGAAACGGCCGTCCCAGGTCCGCGAAATGTCAGATCTCAGTCCAACCCTGACCAGAATCAAGGACATGAATGAATTTATGACGGCGGTTACTATCAAAGAAAAGATTGCTGCCTGTTTAGCTGTGTTTATTAAACGGGTGAACCCTTCCGGACCTCCGGGGAAAGGGCGGGAAGCCAGGAACGGACCTTCTGTCCAATACGAAGGAAAACGGGTAGTTCCCGGCATGATTATGGAAATGAATATGGGAGATGAGGCGCAGATGCTAAACCCAGCCGGGCAAGGGACAGATGCAACGGCTTTCATCAAAGCACAGCAGCGAATGATTTCTTCTGCCAATGGCTTATCCTATGAGGCCACATCCAGGGACATGTCAGAGACTAATTATGCCTCGGCCAGACAATCCATGATTGAAGACGACCTGACCTATGACGAGGAAAAGGAATTGCTGATAGAATGTCTGTTAGATGAAGTGTATGAATCCTTTGTGATTTCCTGCTGGCTAAAAGGCATTATTTCTCCGGCTGATTTCTGGGAAAAGAAGGACAGATACCTTTCGCATGAATGGGTAATTAAGCCAAAACGATGGATTGACCCGGCGAAAGAGGCCAACGCTAATGCAACAATGCTGAAAACCGGGCAGAAGACATTTCAACAAATTTGTGCGGAGAATGGGCGTGATTGGAAAAAGGTCGTTGATGAGATAGAGGAGGCCTGTAGTTATGCTTCAGAAAAAGGCTTTGACCTGATGGCTATGATAACAGGTGGACCAGGGGAGAAGGAAGAGGAGGAGAATAATGGTAAAAAAGCCAATGAGAAATAATCCGAAGGGAGAAAACGATTTCCATGCAGTGCGTTTTATGGATGCCGGTATCCGGGCTTTGGAGGAAGAAAAAGACGGTCGGAAATTTGAGCTATCTTTTTCCTCCGAGGAGCCATATACCCGGTGGTATGGTGTGGAGATTCTGGATCACACTGATGGATGCATGGAGCTTGAACGGCTTCAGTCCATTGGCGTGCTCCTTTTTAATCACAAGACGGATCGGGTACTGGGGAAGATTACAAAGGCATGGAAGGAAGATGGCCGGGGAAAAGCACATATTGAATTTGACGATGACGAAGAAGCTGAGATAATTCGAAAAAAGGTGGCCAGCGGAACGTTAAAGGGTGTGTCGGTCGGATACAGCGTGGATGCCTGGGAGGAGGTGGCAGCGGGGAAGAAGTCCAGTGACGGACGCTTTACCGGCCCCTGCTATATTGCAAAAAAATGGACACCACTTGAGGTCAGTATCGTTTCCGTTCCAGCCGATCCGACCGTAGGCGTGGGGAGAAGCGAGGAAACGGAAGGAATTGAGGCAGGATTACCAGATTTAGAGCTTTTGGAGCGGATCGTTCTGGTAAATGAAAATCAACTGAAAGCATTCTGGTGATATGTCAAGAACTTTTTGAAGAAGATTTTGATATGTTTTTCAGAAAAAAGGGTAACTTTAACAGACCTTCGGTATATTTTACGTATAACCGAATGTCAGTTCGACTCAATATTATATTCGGTGTCCAGCTTTTCGCCGGTGTACAGTTGGTTTTTGACCAGCAATCCAAAAACGAGTCGTACTAATTTACGAGATGTAAGCGCGAGTGCTCTTTTGTGCTGATGTTTGGTTACCTCAGCATATTTTCTGGCATAGAAATCAGCATATTCAGGGATGTGCTTCCTGACGCTGTTTGCCGCTTCGCCAAGATAGCAGCGAAGATAGGGATTTCCGGCTTTCGACATTTTGTTGTCCTCAGAAGTGAAATCTCCGGAATCACCCTTAGGCCAGTAAAGGCCGGCATATTTGGCAAGGGCATCGGATGAATGGAACACGGTTATATCGCCTATTTCTGATAGAATTCCGGATGCCCATATCGGACCTATTCCAGGTATGGATTGAAGGATGAGCAGGGCGTTAGGGTTCATTCCGTTGATGCATTTCTCAATCGCCTGCTCGATCAGCTTGATTTCTTTCTGATAGGCGTGGATGCAGTTAAACGAGCTTGCCAGTGATATGCTCAGTGGTTCATACATGCACTTGTCTAACCGGTAGGAATCCCTGGCTGCCTTGCGCAGGAGTTCCGAAGTTTTTGATAGGTCAGAGATGCGGTTCCTGCTCTTCCCCGCAAGGAAGGTAAGCAGCTCCTCTTCCGGCATATCGATAATCTCCTGC